TCAATGGGAATCAACCTTGGCTAGTTTCAAGGGAAAATAAAAAATGGCAACCGGAATTACTATCACGGATAGTCTGAGCGATTCCCTACCAACGGTGGTGAGTGCGGCTCGACAGGTTCGTGAGTATAAAGGTGTAATGACCCAGGTCGTTGACAAGCAAACGCTTGGAGCAGGCGTGGGTAACAACTGGCGAGAGATTGACCTTGCCAAGTTGACTGCACAAACAATCACAGAGACTACTGAGGAAGATAACCCACAGGAACTCTCTGACAGCGCAATCTCAGTAACTCCGAGTATTATTTCGGTTCACACGGTTGTAACAGACCGAACAGCCCGAAACATCTCGAAGAATGTTTTTGCGAAAGTTGGCTCACTTGGTCAACATGCAATTGAACGACAGAAAGACAAGGACGGCCTAACTGTCCTTGACGGCGCATCCACTTCTCTTTGTGGTGCGGGCACTACTCTTACTGCTGGTCACATTGCAGCCGCTGCTTATCGCATTCGCGGCAACACGAGTGAGCCTTGGGACGGGCCTGTTGCATTCGTGCTTCACTCCTTCCAGATGAAAGACCTGTTTGACCAACTCGTAGCGGGTGTCGGCACTTACGACATCTCCAGCGGCGTTACAGCCGACGTGTTCAAGAACTCGTTTAACCTTCCTATAGCAAACGCACAGGCACACGTTGATGACAACATCAGCATTGACAGTGCGGATGACGCTATAGGTGGAGTATTTGCATCTGGTGCAAACGGTGCGATTATTTTGGTTCAGGCTCGAATGCCTTGGGTCAAGACTATTCGTAACGAGAAACTTGGTGGCGGTGCTACTGAGGTTCTTCACAGGGACGAGTTTGCTTACGGAGAACGCTCTTCAGGCAACTGGCTCTACGAAATCAAATCGGACGCAACTGCTCCTACATCTTAGGACAGTAAATCATTAGTCCCAAACCCGCCTTATCGGTAAGGGGACGAGGTAAACAAACATGGCTATTAATGCACAAGGAGAGCCGGGACGTATCCGACTTTTCTACGACTTCTATGGTGAAGACTCCATAGCGAATACGGCTGAACTCCGATCACTTGGACCTTTCTGTGTCGGTGGTCAGGGTAATGCTGAAGTAGACGCTGGTGTTCCAACTATTGCCGGGATTCTTTCCGGTGCTGGTCGGATCACTACGACTAACGAAGACAACCACACTACGCTGGTTGGCACTCAGGCAGCATTTGATGTTGCCCTTAGTGGAACCCTTACTCTTGAAACTCGTGTTCAAATGGAAAACCTCGATACCAAAGAGGTATTCATTGGCTTTTCAGACATTGCGCCTGAAACGCTTTCAATCGAAACGGACATCCTCACGGGTGCTACTGCAACGATTACGAACACTGCTTCGGACTTTGTTGGTTTCTTCCTGTCAGCGGAACTCACTGATGATGAAGACTGGCACGCTGTTTACAACGGGGGCACTGCCTCTGCTGTTACAGCTTCCACGTCATTAGACCTGGACGATGATGCTGTTGCCGGTGAGTGGCAAATCCTCAAACTTGAGATTGCCCCTAACGGTGACACTCGTTGGTACGTTGACGGTGACTTGAAAAAGACCGTTGCGGGTGCAGCTTCTACCTCTGTCAACCTTGGCCTTTGTGTCGGTGTTGAAGCAAAGGGGAACGCTATTGAAACTCTTGACGTAGATTACATTCTCGTCAAGGCAAACCGTGACTGGAACGCCTAGTAAACGAAGCCCTCGCCCTTCGGGGCGGGGGTAATGTTTAGGCTAG